ACTTTTTGTCGTTGGTGTCGGGATACGTGGCCAAGCCTCGCTCGATATAGCGCTCCGCTTCGTCTTTCGGCATGTCCACAACTTGGCCAGCCGCTTGCGAGAAGACGCCCGTGAATCGCCCGTGAGGTAAACCGGGGCTCACTTTTCCGTCATAGCTGTGGCCGCAACGGGCCGATGTCAATTTCACTTTCATGGTCTGCACATCTCACCTTTAGGCGGCTTGGGTAAGCTTCTTTACTGGGTGATCACCAGCGTCCAACAAATTCCCGTCTCCGCGAACGATCGCGAGGAAGCCGGTTTGGTTCGTGTCCGCGAATCGCTCGTCGAGCCGACGCAATACGATCTGGCCAACTTGGCGAATCTTGTAGGCAGGGAGTTCGCCGAACAGGACGGTGATGGCGCTCGCCGCAATGCTCGACGCCATGTCCTGATTGATCGTGTAGGGGTAGGTATTGAGCGTGTCAGGAGCCCCAGAATTGGCACCCGATTGCCACAAATAACGCCCCTCGCCATCCTTCAGTTTTCGTAGAGCTTTCAGGATGTTGTCGTGGAACATATACCCGACGCCCGGCATCGATCGCCGAGACGGGTCAAGCGAGTGCTCCAAGTCAATCAGTTCATCGAATGCGATCGCCGTTGCGGAAGCCGCCGTGACACCAGCGAATGCACACACCGTAATGCCCTTAGCTGTGCCTGCCCCAGAACCAGTCGTGTACTTGGTGTTCTGGATTCGTCCCAGCCGTTCACCGAGCATACGGCCCAAGATGACAGCGAGGTTAAACACGCTATCGGTCATCAACTCGTTGGGAACCTTCACGATGTCCGACGTGAAGGTATAGGCGTTCCACATCACCGATCCAAACGTCGGGTCCGTGCCCAGATCGTGGGAAGCGTTCTCACCAACTTGGCGGCCAGTATTGGTCGTGTCGTTGGCGGTTGGCCATCGAAGCGGTTCGCCTGTCGCGGTGCGGATGATCTCCGAAACTTGCATCATGCCGCCGTAAGCGAGCATCGCAAGTTCGAGGTTGTTGATCAGCGTTTGGTCTTTGGTGTATCCGCCAGTGGTCCCGTCTTCTCCAGACAGGGCATTGCGGAATCGATGAGCCGAAGCCTTAGCACCATCCCAATCGCGATTCAAATTGAACGCGAATACTGGGGAACTCAATGACAGATTCAACGCCTGAGCCGCCTTGGCGTGCTTGTCGCTGATGTTGACCGCCAGATGCGAACCGTTCATCAACCAGCCGGCCAAGGCGAAGGTCAGGTTTTCGCCGTTGTACCCATTTGGGTCGGACAGATCAGAAGGTTGGAATCGAGGCTTATTGACAGGCCCCTTGGTGATCGATCCACCATCGCGGCCAATCTGACCATCGTCACGACCGGCGTTCTCGATCTCGGAAAGGCGAGCGTCAACGGCTTGCTTGCGAGCCACTGCGTCCTCGATCGCCTTGTTCTCAGCGTCGAGAAGCTTCTTGTTTTCGTCGTAGGCAGTGTTGAGTTCAGTCCACTGCTTTTCGTCTTCGCCAGCCCACTGGTTGCCAGCAGCATTGAATTTGTCGGCGAGAACCTTGATCTGTCCAGCGAGTTGTTCTCGCTTTTCCTGTAGTTCCTTCAGTGCCATGTTGGCCTCCGGTTGGTCGCCGGGAGGCGCAATAAAAACGGCCATTCACCGGCAACAGGGTTGTTCCTGTCGTGAGTGAATGGCCGCCGCTAAACGGTCAGCTATCTTCGCTCGTTGCTGCCTTGCGCTAAACGCTCAACAACAACTCATTGGTAAATTGTGTGTGGGCGAAACTCGCCGCCCGATGATGCGAATACTACCGCATGTCCTCTAAGTCCTTCAATGGCTTTGTACCATTCTTCTCTCGGCTGTATTTGGCAACCGTCGTCTTGCTGAGCCCGAGCGATGCAGCCACCTTTCGCACGGGCTCGCTCACGCGACGCTCTTTGATTTCCAATCGCGTGGCAATCGAAAGTAGTTTGCCGCGGTCAGCCATCGCTATTCTTCGCACTCCACTTTCACCACGCGCCATGTTCCATTGTCGTTTGGTACTACATAGGCAATGATCTTGCCGATTGGTGGTTCTCGCCGCAGATGGAACGGACTGCCGTACAGAGGAATCTGCGTTGCATCTGGCTTCCACCGAAAAATGAACGTCGCTTCATGGCTTGTCCCTTATTGACCTTATTGACCTTATGGACCAACCCAGCGTCTTTCCCACTCGGCTCGAAACTTGTCTCTCAGTTCTCGTTCAATTTCACTTCGTAGCTTTTTCTCTCGTCGGTTATTACACCACACCACGGCAACGATCATTGCCACGAAAGCCACAACGCTCATTACACCCCATCCCACAACGCTCATTACACCCCCTCCAACTCAATCATCCGCAGACGAACATCGACGGCGGACACCTTTGGCAGTTTTGCGACGTCACCGCTGATCGCAGTCACGTCTGCGAGTTGAGCCGAAAGAATAATCGGCGGTTGCTTCTGTGGAGCGCGGCGATATCCGAACTGCGACAGATCGAAGCACGCCGCTGCTCGCTTGGTGGTGATCGTCTCGTCAGCCAACTTCGCGTCCACCGCCTCTTGCCCAGTGAGCCACGTTTCTTCGTCCATGAGATTCAGCCACGTGTCGACTTTGCGTTTTGACCGAGACGAGTAGATACCGGCAATCTGATTATCGAGTTTTTCCAGAAGTCCCGCCATTTCAAGCATGTCGTTTGTGTTTCCCATCGTGATACCCCACGCGCGATGAACCATAAACATTCCTGCCTCGCTGATTCGCAACTCGCCGGGGTCGGCCACCTGCGTCACGTAAGACGCTGCACTTGCCGCCAACCCTTCGACTTCGACGCTGATCTTCGCCTCCTGTCGACGGAGGATGTTGTAGATCGTCATGCCGTCGAACACATCACCGCCTGGACTGTTGACTCGCAGCATGATCCTGCTGAACGGCTGCATTGCCTCCAACTGTTCAACCAGTTTCTTAGGCGTCATGCCTTCGCCTGTCCAGAAGTCGAACCCGATGACGTCGTACAAGAGGATCTCTGCTTCATCCTCTTTCTTCTCCATGCGAATTTGTCCTACTTGCTTCGGACTGTGCTTGTCGGCACGAATCTTGACAACTCGATCCGCTTGCGACTCTTCAAGTCCCGACTCGACCAGAAACGATTTATATTCGGCTAAGGTGTTCATGCTGCCTCCACAATCTTGTTAGCGACACGCTCCGGTGCGAATCGTTCAAAGTGTTCCAATGTGCGACTGACATTCGTTTGTAGTTCTGCGGCTACGTGCGGTGGTTCAATCAGCGACGACAAGTCCGCCAACAACACGTCGAAGAACTCTGCTTGCGTCGTTGCTGTTACCTGGACCGGGTCGCCTCCGAAAACGCTGGTGTAGGCGTTGACCACCGGACGCAAGGTCTTGTCGAACTCGACGCGGTCCTGTTTCGCTCCGTCGGACAGCCACGAACAAAACTTCTTCCGGTCCTTCGCCGCCTCCTTGGCGTAGTGGCTTACCCGCTTCGTGGCTCGAGTCAGTGTGTCGACGAACAAGTCACGGTGTGCGTCCGCTGGTTTCTTCGGTGCTTTTTTCGGCGGCTTGTCATCGACTGAACCAGCCGGCTTGACGTTTGGATTCTCGTACTTGTCACCTCCCGGCCGCTTGTTCATGTTCAGTTTGCGGCGCCATTCGTTGGGACTGATGATCGTATTGCGTAGTTGGATCTCCAAGCCTTCGTTCAATGTCTTCCAATCCGCCTGGATGAACTTGGAAACGTTGTGCTCGAAATAGTGCGTGTCCTTCTGTAGCTGATCCTCGGTCAACAGCTTCATGTTGCACTGAGCTTCGATCGTGGCCAGCCAGTGGTGCAAGCAGCCATGAAGATACGAAAGATTGTCTTGCTCGAAACTGTTGTAGGAAATGGAATCGCGAATCCCGAGCTTTGACGGCGGGATGTTGAAATAACTCGCGGCTTCCCGTTTCTGCACGTCTCGCAGGTCAACCACTTGCCCTTGTTCGGGTGTGACCTGTCCCGCGTGGAACTTGGCGCCCTCGCGCAAAATCACCGTTTTGAATGGATTGTCGCCCTCTTCGTAGGTCTTGCGGAATCCTTCCTCTACAGTATCTCGCGTCGGCTTCGTCATCGCCGCCGGAAGTTCGAGCGTGCCGCCCATCCGCCCGCCATTT